TTATAGTTATACGTGTATTAGTTATATACAATGGTTCGTGTGAACCATCTAATTAATAATTAAAACACTTAACAATTAAACATTAAATACTTATGGCATTAAATTTGTCTCTAATTAAAAACCGTTTGAATAGTCTTTCAAACGCAAATCAAAAAACCAATTATATTTGGAAACCAAATCCTGGTAAACAAGTTCTTCGTATTGTTCCTTACAAGTTTCAACCTGACAATCCGTTTATTGAGTTGAAGTTCCATTACGGAATTAATAACAAAACTTATCTTTCTCCTGATAGTTTCAATCGTCCTGATCCGATTGTCGAATTTAGCAATCGCATGAAAAAGACTGGAAACAAGGAAGATTGGCAAGTTGGAAGAAAGATGGAACCAAAGATGCGTACTTATGTACCTGTGTTGGTTCGTGGTGAAGAAGATCAAGGTGTGAAGTTTTGGGGATTCGGTAAAAATGTATATCAAGAATTGATGGGCATTATTACTGATGAAGATTACGGTGATATTACTGACCTTGTAAATGGACGTGATATTGTCGTTGAGTTTAGAACCGCAGAGGAATCTGGAAAGAATTTCCCAGAAACCACAATACGTCCTAAGCCAAACGCCTCACCCGCAATCGATCCGTCTAAGAAGGATGTTTTAACAAAACAAGCAAACATTCTTGATTTGTTCCAAGAACCTACTTATGACGAACTCAAGTCCGCAATGGAAGCTTGGTTGAATCCTGAAAACGCTGCAGAAACCCCAACTGTAGTAGGAACCGCATCAGATGATGATGCTCCTATTTCTGGACCTCCAGTGTCTACCGTTCCTAAATCAACAGCATCACCGTCGGCGGCTGCTTCAAAATCAAATGCAGAAGACCTTACCAAGGCTTTTGATAATTTGTTCAACAGTTAAAATTACTGTTTAATCTCGGGGTGGTAGTATATAATGTATGCTACCACCCCAACTCTTTATATTTTTATGAAAAAGAAATCACATGTTACACAAACGGAATCTCCACAGAGAGATGAATTAGTTGAATTGCTAGCAAGCGAATTAAACAAAGCAAATAAAGAAGGAGGAAAAATTGCTTATTTCTTGGATGAACAAGAAAACCCCGCTGAAATTTCCGATTGGATCGGAACAGGATCATCAATGTTAGATTTGGCCATTAGTAATCGTCCACATGGAGGATTGCCAGTTGGGAAGATGGTCGAATTTAATGGATTAGAAGGAACAGGAAAGTCCTTATTGTCAGCACACGTTGTTGCAAATACTCAAAAGAAGGGTGGAGTTGCTGTAGTTATTGATACTGAAAATGCTGCTGCACCTGAATTCTGGAAGAGTTTGGGAGTTGATCTATCTAAACTATTGTATGTTCAATGTGAAACCGTTGAAGATATCTTTGAAAAGATGGAACAAATGATCGCAATTGTTCGTAAGAGCAACAAAGATCGTATTCTCACCATTATCGTAGACAGTGTTGCTGCTGCTAGTACCAAAGTAGAATTGGAAAGTGATCATGGTAAGGACGGTTATGCCACTGGTAAGAGTATCATTATCTCAAAGGCAATGAGAAAGATTACCACTATGATCGGTCGTCAAAAGGTCTTAACCGTATTCACCAATCAATTACGACAAAATCTAAATGCTATGGCATTTGGTGACAAGTATATTGTGTCTGGTGGCAAGGCTCTTGCTTATCATTGTAGTGTTCGTGTTCGTTTGAACAACACTGGAAAACTCAAAAAAGGTGAAGAAATCATCGGAAATGAGTGTAAGGCTGTTGTTGTAAAAAATCGAATGGGACCACCACAACGTCAAGCAAATTTTGAAATTTACTTTGACAGTGGTATTGCTGATTATAGCAGTTGGATCAAGGTTTTGAAGGACAATAACTTGATTAAACAAGGTGGTGCATATTACACATACAAAAAAGACAATGGAGAGGAATGGAAGTTTCAATCCAAAGACTTTGTATCAACATTGAAAACTGACTCTGCTTTGAATGAAGAAATTTATTTGAAGATTTGTGATGCAGTTATCATGAAATACAAAGATCCTAACAGTCAAATTGTAGAAGATGCGGTGATTGATACCGAAGAAGAAAATGCTGGAAACGAAGAATAATGAGCAATATCACCGACAGCGAGAAGCGTCGGTTGTTTAGTTTATTTGATCAAATTAAACCGTCTGATAAAGTTGAGGGTCTTAACCGGACCCTCAACTCAGAGGTATTGATCGTAGACTTTATGAACACCTTTTTAAGAGCATTTATGGCAAGTCCGTCAATGAACGCCAATGGCAATCATACTGGCGGTATTGCTGGATGTTTAAAGAGTATTGGTTATGCCGTAAAATTGATTAATCCAACTAGAATCGTTATAGTTTCTGATGGTAATGGTGGATCGTTGAAACGTAGAAAGATCTATCCAGAATACAAAAGTGGACGAAAGAGTAAAATTCGTCTTAACAGATCATATGAAGATTTGAGTAATCCTGATACAGAAGAAAAGAACCTTAAAGTTCAATTGATCAAAACTGTTAAGTATTTGGATACACTGCCAGTTACAACAATGGCAATAGACCATATTGAAGCAGATGATACAATTGCGTATTTGGCTAAACAATACTTCAAGGATAGCAACGTGACTATCATGAGTGCTGATAAAGACTTTCTTCAACTTGCTAGCGACAAAATTAAAATATGGAGTCCTACCAAGAAAAAGATGTACGGATGTGCAGAAATATTGACAGAGTATGGAATTAGTTGTTCCAATTTTATAAATTATCGTGTTATGGAAGGAGATGACAGTGATAATATAAATGGAATACAGGGAGCAGGGTTAAAAACTATATTAAAGTGTTTTCCTATATTCACAGAAGAAAAACAATATTCTTTACAAGAAATATACAATTATAGTGATACTCACAAAGGTAAGTATAAATTGTATAATACTATTTTGGATAACAAATCCATAATGGAACGTAATTACGGATTGATGCAATTGCATGACACTCAAATTCAAACATTTAGTCAATTGCGAATCAATGAAATAATGGAAAAACCACTACAAAAATTAGATAAATTTAATTTTGGAAAACTGTTGATGGAAGATGGTATGCAAAATAACTTTCCTAACAGTATGGTGTGGATACAAGAAGTGTTCGGCAAAGTGAATTCTTACGTGGTGTAAAAAATCTTTGGATTTACAAAGATAGGGTGTAGTATCTTAATATACGAGATACTGATTGATATTATATAAAATATGAGTGAAAAATACATTGTGGATAATCTGAAGAAATTCGGTTCAGACTTTCAAACCAAGTGCATCAGTGCACTTGTGAGCGATAAAACGTTTATTGAAAGAATTAGTGATATTATTGAGCCAGAGTCATTTGAAACTGATGCTCATCAATTTATCGTTAAAGAAACGTTGAGTTATTTCTTAGGATACAAGGAACTGCCTACTCTTGCTGTTTTTAAAGTAAAGGTAGATAGTATTGAAAATGAGTTGTTGAAACAAACAGTGGTAGATCAATTGCGACTAGTTTATCAAAAAATCACTGATAGTGATTTAAAATTTATCAAAGAACAGTTTCTTGAATTCTGTAAGAACCAGAAACTTAAAAATGCTATTATGGAAAGTGTCGATCATTTGAAGAATGGTCAATATGACAAAATCAAGAATGTGGTTGATGTTGCAATGAAAGCTGGTATGGAACGAAATATCGGTCATGAATATGATATTGATATTGAGAAACGTATGAGCATGATGGCACGAAAGACTATCAAAACAAACTGGTCTGAAATTGATAGTATTATGGATGGTGGTCTCTCCAGTGGAGAACTAGGAGTCATTACTGCTTGTGCAGGTAGTGGAAAGAGTTGGTTGCTTGCTAAGCTCGGTGCAGAAGCGATGAGACAAGGAAAAAATGTTCTTCATTACACGTTGGAATTGAATGAAAACTACGTGGGGCTTCGTTATGATGCATGTTTTACTGGAATCGATTTCCAGAATATCAGATCCAATATAGATATCGTCAAAAAGAAAATTGCAGAAGTTCCTGGAAAATTAATTATTAAATATTTCCCAATCAAGACGGTGTCTGCTCATAGCTTGAAACTTCATGCTGAACGTATACAAACCCTCGGAACCAAGGTTGACATGATCATTGTGGATTATGCTGACATTTTACGTCCTTCACAAAGTGAACGTAACAGTAACAGCTACAGTGAGGCTGGAGGTATCTATGAAGAACTTCGTGGAGTTGCAGGTGAATTGCAGATACCTATATGGACGGCTTCACAAAGCAATCGAGCTGCTATGGATGAAGACATCATTCAGGCAAATAACATCTCCGATTCGTATCGTAAGATCATGACGGCAGATTTCGTAATGAGTTTGAGTCGTAAAGTTCAAGACAAAGTAAGCAATACTGCTCGTATTCATATTATCAAAAATCGTTTCGGTCCTGATGGACAAACATTCCCAAGCAGAATGAACGCTGGCTGTGGTGATATCCAAATTTTCTCTGAAAATAGTAGAGAAGGTATGAGTGTCATGAACGAAATGAATCAGAGTGAAAATCTTGTCAAAAAAATGATGGGTGGAAAGTGGAACGCTCACATGAACTCTAATACAAACGAGGAAGAATCAGAGTAAATTGTATATCAATTAAAACGGGAAAAGATGTAAAAAAGTAAAAATTTTAAAAAATATTTTTTACATTAATTCCCGTTTTTTTGATAATTATTTTATACGAAAAAATAGTTTATGAATAAAGAAATTTTTATTAAAAAGCGTAGTGGAAAAGTTGAAAAGTTTAACGCAGACAAAATCAACAAAATATTGCAATGGGCAACTGAAAACGTAAAAAATGTTAGTTTTGAAGAAGTTGCAATGAATGCACATTTGTCGTTTTTTGATGGCATGGCTTCCAAAGATATACACGGTATGTTGATTGAAGCTGCGGCAAATTTGATTAGCGAAGAAAAGCCAAATTATCAATATGTTGCCTCACGATTGTTAAATTATCATCTTCGTAAAGAAGTGTGGGGAGGTAAAAATCCGCCTAAATTGTATGATCTTGTCAAGGAAAATGTATCCAATTTGGTATACGACGGGGAAATTTTAGAATGGTATACAAAACAAGAATTTGACAAAATTGATGAATTTCTAAAACATGATAGAGATTTGAATTTTACATATGCTGGAATCAAGCAATTGTGTGACAAATACTTGATTCAAAACAGATCAACTAAGAAAATATACGAAACTCCACAGTTTGCATATATGTTGATTGCAATGACATTCTTTAAAGATTATAAGGAGAATCGTCTTGATTATGTAAAGAAGGCATACACATACTTCAGTAAACATAAAATTAACTTACCCACCCCAATCATGGCAGGCGTTCGTTCTGTTATGAAGAGTTATGCAAGTTGCTCATTGTTTACCGTTGACGATACGTTACGCAGTATATTTGCTAACAATAGTGCTGTAGGATTTGCAACTGCAAGTCGTTACGGTATTGGATTAAACTTGAGCCGATTGCGTGCTACAAATGCTCCTATTAGGAACGGTGAAGTGATACACACAGGACCAATTCCATTTAGTAAAGCATTTGAATCCACTGTAAAGAGTTGTCATCAAAACGGAATTCGTGGTGGTAGTGCTACTGTAAATTTCGCTTGGTTCCATTACGATATTATGGACATTCTTGTGTTGAAAAACAATGCAGGAACAGATGACAATCGCGTTCGTAAACTAGACTATTGCATTGGGTTAGATAAATTAATTTTTGAACGATTCCTCCAAAATAAGGATGTGACACTGTTCAGTTATCATGAATGCCCAAGTCTTTGGAATAATTTTGGATTGCCAAATTTCAAAGAATTGTATGAAAAGGCAGAGGCCAACAAAAATATCAAATTTAAGAAAAAGATTCCTGCAAGAGAACTGATGGGATTGCTTGCAAAAGAACGTCTTGAAACTGGTAGAATTTATACAATGTTTGTGGATCATGCAAATGAACATGGTAGTTGGCTTGATCAAGTAGATACAAGCAATCTTTGTTTACATCCAGACACTCAAGTATCTTGTATCGTTGATAATATTCCGATGAAATTGTCAATGAAAGAACTAGACGAAATATTTAAACAAAATAAAAGCATAAGTGTATTGTCAAAGGATATAAACACTCAAGAAATTTCTTATAAAGAAGTTTTAAATTCAAATATAACCGGAATTGATGTGAATTTGATAGAAATTATTGATGAAGAAACGGGATTTGAAATAAAATGTACCGAAGATCATTTAATTTTTACTAAAAACCGAGGATATGTGAAAGCTAAAGATTTAAATGAATCGGATATATTAGATATTATATAAAATAATTGAATGGTTTACTTCACTGATTCATACTTATATGAAGTAAACCATTCATTCATATGAAAAAATATATAATCTATATGCATACTATTTGTGACAAATCTTATATCGGATATACGTCAAAGTCTCTAGAAAAAAGATTACATAAACATATTTTAAATGCATTAAGCGGTATAGATACAAAATTCTATAGACATATCAGAAAACATGGACCTAAAAATATAATATCTAAAATATTAATTGAATGTAACGATGAGATTGAAGCTAAACAATTAGAAAAAAATTACATTAAACAATATGATACATTTAAATGTGGATTAAATTCAACGGAAGGTGGAGATGGTGGAGATATAATAAACGCTTTAGATAATAAAAAATATAAAAAATTTATTAAAATACGAAAAAAACTTTCAACTGGAGATAAAAATCCTAATTATTCTGGATACACAGACACCCAGATAATTGAAGAAGCCATTGAGTATTATAAATCTAATAAAAAATTAATATTCAGACAATGGTTTAATTTTTGCAAAACAAAAAAATTACCTGTAAACTACACAAAATTTAGATTCAACGGCGAGGGTAGAATTGGTTTTTTAAAACATCTAAAGAGTGAATTAAAAAATAGAAAAATTGATTTTAATGATTCTGATTTCGTGTATGATAAGAGAGACAAAACGAGATGTGAAAACTTATCTAAATCAATAATTGGTAGAAATTGGTATAACAATGGTAAAAATAATTACATGTTATATTCGGATGATGAAAAAATAAAAATTTTAAACTTAAAAAGAGGACTTTTGAAACATGTTAAAAATTAAAAAAATAAAAGAAAAATCGGATGTCTATGACATTACTGTAAAAGATAATCATAATTTTTATGCAAATAATATATTAGTTCATAATTGCCTTGAGGTCAATCATCCACTAATCGCAATTAACGACGTTAACGATCCAAATGGAGAAATTGGCGTTTGTATTTTGGCAGCATTAAATTGGTTGGAAATCAAGGATGATACCGAAATGGAAAGTGTATGTGATATTATTGTCAGAATGTTGGATGCACTGATTGAACATCAAAATTACTTTGTGCCTGCTGCTGAGAATTTCGCTAAGAAGCGTCGTAGTTTGGGTGTAGGTGTAAGCAATTTGGCAGCATTGTTGGCTAAAGAAGGACTCAAGTATTGGGACAAGAAAGCTCCAAACTTGGTTGCCTCTTGGATGGAAAAGACTAGTTATTATTTGATAAAGGCTAGTGTTCAAATGGCCAAAGAACTTGGTAAATGTGAGAAGTTTGACAGAACCAAATTTAGCCAAGGAATTCTTCCAATTGATACATACAAAAGAGACGTTGACGAATTTATTACTGAAAAATTACATTGCGATTGGGAATCTCTTCGTGAAGATATCAAAAAGTATGGAATGCGTCATAGTACCCTCACTGCTTGTATGCCTGTGGAATCAAGTAGCGTAATTCAAAGCAGTACCAACGGAATTGAACCCCCTCGTAGTGCGATCAGTTTCAAGGGCAGCAAATCAAACATATTGCCTGTGGTTGTGCCCGGAATTGACAAGTATAAGGAAAATTATACATTTGCATTTGACATGCCAAGCAACGAAGGTTATTTGAAAGTTGCTGCGGCCATTCAAAAGTTCACGGATATGAGTATCAGTGTCAATACTTACTATATTCCGTCTAGGTACGAAAAGAATAAGGTTCCTGTTGAAGTTGTTATTAAAGATATTTTGTTGGCATACAAGTATGGATTGAAGAATCTATATTATGCTAATACTGACGATGGTGATAAGCAAACTGCAATGGAAAATAAAACTAACGAAATAAAACAACCTATTGTTGAAGAACAAGGTTGTGCTGGTGGAGCATGTGCTCTATAATTGGAGGTATATATGAAAACTGTATTAAATAAAAAGAACATAGATCAATTAAGAAATCCCATGTTTTTGGGAGAGGATCTGTCATTACAACGTTATGATAAGATACGATATCCTAAGTTCTATGAACTTTACGATCAACAATTAAATTTCTTTTGGAGACCCCAAGAAGTTTCGTTGGTCAAAGATATCAGCGACTACAAAAATCTATCTGACGAAGAACGATTTGTGTTTGATAGCAATCTTAAGTTTCAGACCATGACCGACAGTATGTTGAGTCGCAGCATTCATGAGTTGATGAAACATGTTACCAATAGTGAATTGGAAATTTGTATGAATACTTGGAGTTTCTTTGAAACCATTCACAGCAACAGTTACACCTATATTTTAAATAACGTGTATCCTGACGCAACAAAGTTCTTTGATAGCATATTGGAAGATCAAGAAATTGTGAATCGTGCTAATGCTATTAGTAAAAAATATGATGAACTGTTGACTCCGTCAGATGACGTAAGACAACAATTATTTGATGCTGTGTTGGCAACTCAAATTACCGAAGGGTTGATTTTTTATGTATCATTTGCTTGTAGTTTCTATTTTGGTTATCGTGGAAAAATGGAAGGTAATAGCAAAATTATCAAGTTCATTAGTCGTGATGAAAATCTGCACGTGGCAATCACTCAAAACATCATGAAGAATTGGGCAAATAACGCCGATGAAGGATTCCAAGAAATTGTTAAAAAGAACGAAGACAAAGTATACAAGGCATATGAAATTGCCGTAGAAGCTGAAAAGGATTGGGCAGATTACCTATTCAGCAAGGGAAATCTTGTTGGGTTGACCTCTGAAAGTCTAAAAAACTATATTGAATGGCTTGCCAACAACAGATTAACCAGCATTGGTTACAAGAAATTGTATCCAAATGTTAAGACAAATCCGTTGGCCGGTTGGCTGGATAGTTATTACGATAGTAAGAAATTACAAGTTGCTCCTCAAGAAACTGTATTGAGTAGTTATGTAAAGGGTGTAGATAACACCATCAGTGAAGGTGCATTTGACGGATTCAAACTGTAAATAATTAATTTACATTTTTTTTATAAAAGACACTATTCTTAGTGTCTTTTTTTATATTTATATTTATTATAAAATATGGAATTTTCAAATCTATTCAATGAAGATACTTCAAAGGCAGCCCAAATAATATTGGCGGTTGGTAGTGCATTGACTGCTATATATAAACTTTTTAGGGTGATATCAAAGGAAATATCTGAGAGAAAAGAAATGCACAAGAAAATAAACCATATATTTGAAGAATTGACTCCAAATCATGGATCTAGTATCAAAGACAAGATCAATAAAATGGATAAACAATTATCTGAAAATACACTATTAACCACTCGGATTTTTGACAGACAACGTTGGATATTGGATAATGAGGATATAATTGTATTTGAAAGTGACAATGACGGTAAATGTGTATGGGCAAACAAAAAGTATTGTGATTGGTTAAAACGAGACGATAAATACTTTTTGGGTCATGGTTGGAAGAATGCAATACATCCAGATGACCGTGAAAGAGTCAGTGACTATTGGGAAAGTTGTGTTAAAGAGAGCAGAGATTCTGAAAATTTATTCCGAATGGTGGATAAAGACGGTAAAACATATAACGTATATTGTATTGCCAATAAATCAGTAGATAACAATGGGTACATGGGAACTATAAAAATTGTTGACTAATTCGTTGTTTTGTTATAACATAATTTGTTATGATGGAACAATCTTACTGTGATACCTCATTGGTTTATTTAAAACCGATTGATAAGAAAATAGCTAGACAATTAATAGAAAAGAATCATTATACCCACAAATGGACTTTGTGTAGTGTTGCATATGGTGTTTATTATAAAGAATACACTGAAAGTACATTTTTTGGTGGATTTAATTCTAAATTGATTGGGGTTCTAGTCTATGGAAATTCCGTAGGCAGAAATTGCAGTAACAGCATCAGTAGTAAATTAACCAATGATAATGTATTAGAATTGACTCGTCTTTGGATTGAAGATGGTTATGGTAAAAATATTGAGAGTTATTGTATTGCCGAATCGTTTCGTTGTATAAACAAGGATTACCCAGATATAAAGTGCATATTAAGTTATGCAGACAGTGAAGTTGGACATGTAGGCAAAATCTATCAAGCAACTGGATTTTTGTATCAAGGAGACAATTATGTGGATATTGCGTTGATGCCTAATTATAGTGTTAGTTTGACAGGTCCGCCTGATTACAAGTGGATACATAGCCGAAGTGTATATTCCAAGTGGGGAAGTCACGGTGTTGATAAGTTAAAAATAAAGATAGGAAAGACTTTTTGGAGAAAGAAAGAAAGTGGTAAACACCGTTATATTAAGTTCATTTCCAAAAAAATAGAGAACAAAAAGCTCGTAAAATCATTAAAACATCCAATATTACCCTATCCAAAGGTTGGTTCTTATGTTGAAGAAATAGAACAAATAACAATTGAAAATAACATTGATAATTTGTATTTTTGATTATATTTATATAACATATGACAAAAAATCAATTAAGAGAACTCATTCGTGAATGTATTGCTGAAGTGAAAATAGCTAATGCAGTAAAAAAAATAGTAAATGAGTCATTGAAGCCAATGAAATTTGGCAAAGAACCTTCATTGGAAGCCAAGATGGAAGAATTGGCAGAGGAAGTTGCTAAAGCAAATAAGGATGCTAAGGTTGTATATGACGACAACAAGAGATACAATGTATGTGACTGTGACCCACATTATTTTAGCATTCATCCAATGACAGATGACAGTTTTGATGTAACTTATTTCAAAAACAAAACTGATAGAACTAAAAAATTAAATTTAAATTTTGAAGAGTTGAAGAAATATGTCACTGAAACTCTCAAAGAAAATGGACCTGATTTTGGTCAAAAGAAGTGGGAAAAATGTGTGACCAATTCAGAAGACAAAGAAGGTAAGAAAAATCTTGACAAACCACAAGAGACTGATGAGAAGGTTGAAGATGCAGTTGAAAACAAGGACAATTTGCCAACTGCCCCAATGAAGACTGTCGAAAAGATAAAGAAACAAGTGGATCATAGTGTTAAAGATGAAAGTGCAGATGGCAAGAGGAATGTTGGTAAATTTGCAGATTACAAATATCCAAAACAAAAAGATGATAAAATTGTAATTAAGCAAAAATCATTTAAAGGTAAAGGTAGACCACGAAAAGATTAATTTAAATTTGAAATCAAACCGTCAATTTACGTTGACGGTTTTTTTGTTTGACTTTTAGAGAAAGTGGTGTAAGATGGTTACATCATGAAGAAAAAGAACATCGACATCAAATCCTTAATCAAAGAAAGTCATACACTCAAACCAAAGGAACTGGTAATTGATAACACCAAATGGAAGTATTTGGTGCGATCTGTGTATCGTGGAAAGAACATTTTAATTGTTGGACCCACTGGATGTGGCAAGACGCTTGCCGCACAGTCTGTTACTCAAGCATTGGATCGTCCATATTTTTATTTCAATCTTGGTGCCATGCAAGATGCACGTTCGTCACTTATTGGTAACACGCATTATAATAAAGATGCCGGAACATTTTTTAGTGAATCTACCTTTGTTAAGGCAATCAAGACCCCTAACGCAGTAATTCTTCTTGATGAAATTAGCCGTGCCCACCATGATGCATGGAATGTGTTGATGACTGTATTGGATGATATTCAACGTTATTTGCGTCTGGACGAAAAGCAAGACAGTGAAGTTGTTAAGGTTGCAGAAGGTGTGTGTTTTATTGGAACCGCTAACATTGGCAATGAATATACTGCTACCCGCGTTATGGATCGAGCACTAATGAGTCGTTTTCCGATCAAGATTGAAATGACTCCTATGGATTACAAAACGGAATTTGAATATTTGAAGTCTCGTTTTTCTATTACCGATGAATCTTCACTAAAAATTCTTTCGGCTGTATGTGAAATTGCTAATCTTACCCGTGAACAAATCAAGTCTGAAGACAGTAAGATCACCAATTTCATTCCTACTCGTTCTACAGTTGAAATGAGCGAACTTATCTTGGATGGATTTGATTTGAATGAAATCGCAGAAACTGCTATTTATCCAAATTTCATGAATGACGGTGGAGTTGACAGTGAACGTACCTATATGAAACAGGTTGTTCAAAAATACATTCCAAATACCGCTCCTAACAATCTAATTAACGATCCTCTCAACAATTCTCAACCTCCATTTTAATCTCAAATATATGAATACGACATATAGTGATTATTGGTTGGATGATTTTGAATTTGATGAAATTGATGATCAAAATGCAATTAATACAGATCTGATCAAATTGTCTATGGCTCGTAGAGCTATTAGTAACTTTGTTCATATTTTGACCAACAAAAATATTCCTGTATTTTTTAATGACGGGGGAGACAATTCTACGGATGGAAAATCTGTGTATATCTCTTCCGACATTGTAAAAAAAGATGATTTTGATACCGCCGTGGGACTTGCTCTACACGAAGGTAGTCACGTCATCTTGTCTGATTTTGATATTTTCAAAACGATCTGGCAGAAAGTCCCAAGTAATTTGTATAAATATGCCGAGAAACTGCAAATTTCAAAAGAAGATATTCATGGTTTTGTAAAGCATATCCTCAACTATATTGAGGATCGTTACATCGATCAGTTTGTATATAAAAATGCTCCTGGTTATCGTGGATATTATACTGCATTGTATGACACGTATTTCAATAGTGTTAAAATTGACGAAATGTTGAAGAGTCAATTATACAGAACTCCAAGCATTGCAAGTTACGAAGCTCGTATTATTAATTTTAATAATATCAATACAGATCTTGAAGCTTTGCCGAATCTACGTGAGATTGCAAAACTTATCAATTTATCAAATATTGATAGGTTAACAACTCCAAAAGATCGATTGTATCTTGCATACGAAGTGTGTGAAATTATTTTAAAAAATATAACGGAACATCAATCCGATGGAGCAAAGTCACCATCTCCATCGTCAGACAATAAGAATGCTTCCAAGAAGTCTTCTACAGAAAATAAATCTGAGGAGAAATCGGAAGATTCCGTTGAATCCGATAAACAAGACGAATCTATAGACGATGTTCTTGGTGGTGATACCAATCAAGTCACATCTTCCAAAGAGGACATTGTTAAAGACAATATTGGAAGTGACCCAAAAATCTCTGATAACAAGATTGCCAAAATCAAAAAGGCTCTCGAAAAACAAAAAGATTTTTTGGAAGGAAACGTTAAAAAGAAGAAGGTGTCTGCTAAAGAAAAGAAAATTTTGGATTCTATTGACAAGTCAGGTATTATATTGTCAACTGTGGGATCTACTTACATTAAAGCAGATGGTTCTCATAGTGTAGATTGCATCGTTGTCAAACGAATGAACTATGAATTGATTAGTAATGAATTGTTTCCATTGACTGCCAAAGATGGCATGAAACACCTCCCAGTCGCGGATCGCAGTGTTACTGGTGCTGTTAATTTGGGAATTGTCAAAGGGACTGTATTGGGTAGAAAATTACAATTACGTAATGAAAGTAACACTACAAAGTATATGCGTAAGCCTACTGGCCGGGTGGATAAGCGTATTTTATCCGAATTGAGTTTTGAAAATGAAAATATTTTCTACTCATTGAACGTGGATAAATATAACAAATCATATATACATATCAGTGTAGATGCAAGTTCCAGTATGGGAGGACAAAAGTGGTTATCCACCATGACTGCTGTAGTTGCTATTTGTAAAGCTGCATCAATGATTGACAATCTACGTGTGAGCGTTAGTTTTAGAACAACTTTTATCGCTTCTAAAGGAACTGAATTACCATATGTGGTTATTGCATATGATTCAAATACTGATAAAATTAGTAAAGTGAAGAATCTATTCAAATATATTCGTCCACATGGATGTACTCCTGAAGGTCTTTGTTTTGAATCAATCATGAATGAATTGCCGGTATCGACTGACGAAAATTTCTATTTTTTGAACTTTAGTGACGGTCAACCGACGATGAGTTATACGGATGTGAATGGAAATTCTATTTCTTATTCTGGAGAACCTGCGGCAGCACATACACGTCAACAGGTCAATAAAATTCGTGATCGTGGATATAAAATTTTGAGTTATTTTATTAAAGAACAATATGCATTTTCACGTCTATCTACGGACGAATATGATGTTAAAATTCGTAATATGTTCAAAACAATGTATGGAACAAATGCATCATTTGTGAATATTCAAAACATTTTTGATATTGCTAAAACTATTAATAAAATGTTTTTACAAAAGGATTGACACAACTCGTTGAGTGTGTTAAATTTAAGTGGTAGGTTAAAATTAAACAACAAATAAAAAATAAAAAGGAAAAACTAATATGAGTAATGTAATTAAGAAGACTGATCGTAAGAACAAGACCAATCAGGTGATTGAATGGCCGAATGTGGATTCATTCTTTACCGTCAAGACGTTGCACGCAAGTAATCCTGATTTCAAGGAAATCACGTTGCGAGTTCGTCTCAAGAATGCTCTTGACCAAGGACTTATTTCAGATCTCGGAACTATTAATGGTGGCAAGGGACGCCCCACAATCGCATTCGCAATGAATCCGGTTTCACAAAAGGCTATTGAGGCCGCTAAGAGTGCAGAAATTCTTCTACATGACCGTTATACTGTCAATGTTGTCAATATCAAGACAAATGCCACTACTGAACCGACAACCGCACCGGTTGCTTCGACCACAACCAAATCAGAAAAGGTAAATGCCTAAAAAACCAAAAAAGATTGGTAATAATAAGGTGCCGTCTATCGTATCCGTTACGATATACGGCATCTTTTCTTTAAAGGATAATGTCCTTATAAAGGTAGATTTGAGTGAAGATAACATATGGTTTGAGTTTGACACCAATATGTATGATGACGAACTCTATAAAGTGGTGAAATTACAGATGCATATATGAAAGATATTATCATACTATATTTGGATAAATTTAAGAAAAAGTTTCTGGTATACAAAGAAAAAGAATTGTATGATATGGAACTTCCGTTGGAGTATATTGAAGATGGAAGAAACATGTATCTTAACGATTTGAAAGAAAAATGGGAAATCAAAGAAGTTAAGTCTACTAAAAACGAATTGACTATTAAATTTAAATTAGTTTTTCGTAAGAAATAAATATTATGAGTTTCAATAACGAATTTTTTGGTGAGGGCGATTTTGATTTTGATTTGGAAAAGAAAAAGTTTCTGGACAATCTCAAATTTTTAAAAAATATGTCTGCTGAAGAACAGACATTTTATAAGAAATGGTTAGAAGTACAAACTTTAAGCAGTTATATAAATAGATCGTCACAGACAAAAGCAAAAATTTGGACTCCCACTGACATCAATAACGAACAACTTACTATTGATGAGATAAATGCAATTAATCCCACCGTTGTTTATGTAGACAATGATTCTTTGGATATGGACTGGGTAATGTTGCGAACATTTTGTCATACGATGGAATATGCACAAACTCCCGGCAGATTCATAAAACTTTTAATTACTGATGGTAATGTAGAAAATCCCCGTTATCTGGGAGTAGTGAGTATATCCAGTGATGTGATCGCTATTACTGATCGAGATAACTATATTGGATGGACATCTGAAAATCGTTTGGATGACAAGAAGCTCGCAAATAGTGCGATTGGTAGTTGTATCATGAGCACCCAACCATTTGGTTATAATTTCTTAGGAGGAAAGTTAGTTGCTGCTCTCGTAACCAGTTCCAAAATTAGAGAATTGTGGAAACAATTGTATAATGAAACTTTGGTGGGAATAACCACTACCAGTCTATATGGTAGTTTCAGTATGTATAATAGTTTAAAATGGTGGCACAAATGTGGTAGTAGTGCTGGTAAAATGACTATTAAACCAGATGACAGTGTATATGAAGTATGGCATCATTGGTTGAAAGAGAATAAAACACAACAATACAATGAAGCCATGACACAAAAAGAAGGTGTAAGTGGACCTGTCACTGGAGCCAAAAACAGAGTTATTTCCATGATATTTCAAACATTAAAAATCAAATCATCTGATTTCGTTCATGGGTATGAAAGAGGTGTATATTATAGTTGTTTTTATGAAAATACCAAAGAATTTCTTCAAAATAAAATTACCGAAGATAAATTGGTAATGAAAGAATTGTTTAAGAAAGATGTTGGTGCTATTATAGATTGGTGGAAACCCAAAGCTATTGAAAGATACAAACGATTAAAGGCAGACAATAATCTCAAATCTGAAATTTTATTTTACAATAAAATGATGGGTATGACCTATGAGGAAGCCAAGTCCAAATACTTCAACGAAGTTGGACGATAATCATTGACTTATTTTAAATTGTGGTATATGATTGATACAATGAAAAAATCATTGTGTTGCATTAGTTTAAAATTACAAGAAAGTGGTATTCACGCTAATACCATGACCAAAACACGGTTTCTTGCATTGGAAAGAAAAAGTGCGGAACGTATTGTAGCAGACCGTACTCTCAACAATGTAGTTGTAACTAGAAAAACCCTAGAATTCTGTGCTTCCAGAAAATGGAATTATAGAATTAGTAGTGGCATGATGCCTCTTCAAACGCTTCCAGACGCAAATTTACGTATGGAAAATAATTATAATTTTGATATCATCAAGCGTGAATTCCAATTGTGTGCTGATGTTATCAAAAAGCATAATATTCGATGCAGCACACATCCAGATCAATTTGTTGTGCCTGCTAGTGCAAATCCAAATGTTGTTAAAAAATCTGTGGAAGAATTGATTGTTCATGGCGATATGATGGATCTTATGAATCTTCCTCAATCATATGATGCTCCTATCAATATTCATATGAATTGTTATAAAGGTGATATCAAAGAAATCGCAAAACGATTTATTGATGTATACAATTCATTGCCTAATAATGTAAAATCCAGGCTTGTTTTAGAAAATGAAGATAAACCAAATAGTTGGAATGTAGAACAACTGTATACACATATTTATAGTGTGACAAATATTCCAATTACGTATGACAATTTGCATTTTAGATGCAACAAAGGAAGTCTTTCTTCCAATGAAGCATTGAAACTTGCCATTAGTACGTGGGGAAAATATCGTCCATTATTTCATTTTAGTGACAATGATACCAACAATAAAAATCCAAGAGCACATGCCGAGTATGTGCGTGAATTGCCTGTTGAGTATAAAAATCATATTAATGATATTGATTTTGAATTTGAATTCAAGGCTAAAGATTATGCAATTGAAAAATTTGAGACCCAATACAAATTATAAAAAATAAACATGTTGACGATTGGGTTACAATGGTTTATGATGAATTTGTGTTAGTAATAAAGCTAACTAAACTAAAAAAATAAAAAAGGAAAAATATATGACTGTTACAAATAACAAGAAGCGTACCGCATTTGCTAAGACCGCCGTTCAAGGTGTTCGTGCTCACATCGTTGTTCCGTTTGCTAGTACCAAGCGTGCTACCAAGTTAGTTATTGTCGAGGGTGAAAAGCGAATTGAACTCAATGGACGACAGGTGAATGCACTTTCCCGTGTCATTGGTTCCACTAAGAAGGCTGCTAGCAAGCGCTAAAAATAGATAAACACATCAATTGTCAAAAGTATATGGGAAAAACATATAGAAGAGACTCTGAATTTAGAAAGAATTCAAAGGGTTCTTCCAAAAAAGAAAACAAGAGCAAGAAACAGAAGTTTTCTGATTACGACGGTAAAAAGAAGACATTTGAATCTAACGACGAAATAGATAATGCTTATTGAAGTTATAATATTGACAATTGTTTGTGGATTATCTTTGTTATATACCCCAATAACGCCAGTAGTGTTTACGCTGCTGGCGTTATTTTTTTTATACAAGATAAGTACTTTGCAGGAACAAATAAACATTCTTGATGAAAGAACGGTCAAATTGTCCGAAGAGATAAAATCTTTGTATAAAAATCAAAAGGATATATCATTGGTAATCACAACAATTCGTACCAGAATCAATAAATTAAAATCAAATGGCAAGACCAGCGAAAACTCCAAAGTCCGTTCTTTCAAAGAAAGGCTTGACGACATCGAAGACCGAGAACAACAACTCATCGACGAAGAGCAAGACTCTATTTGATCATATCAATCATATTAGGGAAGTTAAATCCGACTCTTATTATGATCAATTGACGGAAAAGGAAAAGCGGGATTTTAGTAAATATACGCTTTTGATGGGACTAAGTATGGATCCAGATAGTATTGAAGGTATCGCATACTTGTCCCAGTTTATGGAAGTAATTCCAAACAAACAATTTTACAAGACTTGTTGTGACTTGGTTCCTAGAGGACGAAAGTTTTGTAAATGGATCAAATCAACCAAATCCAAGACAAATAAGGAATTGATTGATTTGTTGTCGTCTCACCTACAAATAGGTAAAGATGAAGCAAGAGATTATTGTAAAATTCTATTCAAAGACCAAGTTGGTATAGAATACCTTGTCAGCATATGTTCCAAATATGGAAAAACTGAGAAGGAGATAGATAAGTTATTAAAAGATGAGTAACATAAATGCTAAAAAAATCATTGGTATATCAGGTTTAGCTAGATCTGGTAAAAATTTATTTTGTGATATCGCAATACAAGAACTGAATAAACGAGGATATAGTGCAAAACAATATGCACTTGCTTATTTTCTTAAAAAAGATTGCGAACAATTTGTCAGAGAGAAGTTGAATCTGAATGTCTTTAGTGAGAATACCGATGAAAAAAGCATTTTTCGTGAATTTTTGGTATGGTATGGTGGTGTAAAACGAAAACAAACAGAAGGCCAATATTGGACATCATTATTATATAAAGAAATAGAAAATGATCCCAGTGACGTAATATTTGTATCCGATATACGATATGTTCAGTATCCAAAAGATGAAGTTTATTGGATTCAAAAAGAATTAAACGGTAAACTTGTTCATTTAAGCAAATATACATTAACTTATAGTAAGAATGCTTATGTGCGTCGTTATGTTGAACCGCCCAATGAACATGAACGAATTAATGACCCTATTATAAAGGGTCTATCTGACTATACCGTAGAATGGCAGGATATATCATCAACATCAAACAATGCAATTAATTTGAAAGAATGCGACTATCTTAAAGATGCCGTCAACAAGTGTTTAGATGCAATTATCTAGATATAGTATTCAATACTGTACCATTGTTTGATAATTGAATGGATGACTCTGATGGAAACTTCCCAAATAATTGATTTTTAAACGAAGGCAATATTTGGGAAGATGTATTATACAACGAATAACATGTTGATAACTTTTCACTTTTTTGCTTTGCTTTACAGTTACATATACCGTTAAAGTCGTTTATACAGTTCACAAATTGACCAAAAACTGGATGTAAACCTGCAAATCCGTTGTTGTTTAAAAAGTAGAAGAATTCCGTGACATTTGTTATTACCATAATGATATTTTTCTATAAATATGATACAATGTCAGTGATGATGCAAATACAATAGTAAAATCCCATTCATTTTCCAAAAAATACCATCCCAATATCAAAGATGTCCACGTTGTAACACATATTGGACATGTTATTAATCGTGTAAAGAAGTTGTTGTGTTTTTGTAATAAATATGAATGGTAGGTCAATTCAAAATTATGTTGTTTTGCATCAAGATAATCATTGACTTTAAACAAATTGAAACGAAATAGACGAATATATTCGACAAATGCTTCAGTTTCAAACCAGATTATATTTAGGAATAATATAAAAAAAATTATTTGTTGCATATTTTAGATATAATGTAATCTGCGATTGAGAGTGACGCCGTTGCTGCTGGGCTAGGAGCGTTAATTACATGATAAATATTTTTATCATTTACTATTTCAAAATCTGATATAAGGTCTCCATTTGATGACATAGCTTGTGCTCTTACACCTGAACCTGCATATTCAATATCATTGATATTGATATCCGGTATCAATTTTTGTAGTGACTTACAAAAATAATATTTACTGATAGATTGACGTAATTCCAATAAACACATCCATTTGTGTTTTAGTACAAATTTCCACAGTCCTTTAAATTTAATATAATCCCATACATCAAACATATTAATGGTCGATAGTTTGTATCCTTCTCTGGAAAATGCTAATACTGCATTTGGACCCGCTTCAATTTCTCCGTTTATTAGTCGCGTAAAATGTACTCCTAAAAATGGAAATTTTGGATCTGGAACTGGGTAAATTAAATTGTTTACTAATTTTTTTGCATGTGGTTTTAATTTGTAATATTCTCCTCGGAACGGAATAATTTTAGAAGTAATGTTACTCGTTAGTTTTGCGACTCTATCACTATATAATCCTGCACAATTAATTATTATATCGTTGTCTGAAAATGATATATCAATTTCTTGTGAATTACATTCGGTAGATAAAACTGTGATTGTTTGATGTTTTATTGAAACAATCTTAGAATTTGTGACAATCTGATGTCCTTTTTTCAATAGTAATTCTTTTAGTTTACTAATGACCGATTGATAGTCAACTATACCTTCTTGCGGTACATATAATGCATTTTTAATATTTTTATTTACATGTGGTTCAATTTTATATATATCTTCTTGATTTGATAAAAAGGTCAATCCACTTAGACCATTTTTTATTCCACGGTCATACAAATCATTCAATCTACTTGCTTCTTCATCATTTGTAGCAACAACCAGTTTGCCACAAATTTCATGTGGAATGTTATATTCTACGCAAAAGTTCGTCATTTGTTTTATACCATCAACTGCGAGTCTCGCCTTTAGTGAACCTGGTTTATAATACAATCCACAGTGTAATACGCCGCTATTGTGAGTACTTTGATGTAACCCGACATCAGGTTCTTTTTCAAACACCGTTATATTTAAATTGTCAAATTTGCACGATAATTTATATGCAGTTGCAAGTCCCACAATACCGCCACCAATTATATAAGCGTTATTCATAATTTTTTTAACAATTCACTTGAAGAGAATATTTTTTGTAAAGGCAATATACATTCTTCAATATTGTATTGTTTACACGTTAAACTTTCTGGTAATTCCAAATTAGATCCTTGACGATCACCGCTATTAAAAAATGATAATTTATTGTCTGGATATTTTTGTCTAAAATATTTTAATGATTCACATTGAGTTTTATCTTTGTCAATCGAAATGAAAGTTTCATCCACAGACTTTAAATTTTTTACAATATTAAGTCTATGATTTTCGTCCATAAATTCTTTTGATCCTTTTAATATACGTTGATGGTCGCTGTTTATGATTACAACTAACCAATCACATTGTTCTTTTGCTCCGTTTATATATTCAATGTGACCATAATGAATTGGATTAAAATAACCGGATACAATTCCAATTTTTTTACTCTTATAGTCTGGTAAGTTTGTTAATTCAGTAATCATATATTTGTGTCATATGGTTTGATGAATATATAAAATTATTCATTTTCATTTTTACTAAAAATTAAATACCAATTCCATGATTGAAGTAAAATGTCAGGCATAGATTTTTCTGTTTCTAATTTTGGATAATTATTGCATTTTAATACTGATGGTGCAATTGCACATAAATTATATCCGTGTACATACATAAAATATATAAAATTATCATAATCAAATAGTCCTCTATATATAAAACTGTGTCCCATTCTCCAATTTGGAACTGATATAAATATTTTTGAATTTTTATTTGTAATCCTTGAACAGTTATAAATTATATTACTTGGATTACATATGTGTTCTAGAAAATCATTCATAATAACTAAATCATAGTCATTTTCTAAATCTGTTATGTCAAAATTATGTAACAAATTTTTAGCAAAAAATTTTCCTTTATATTTACGTTTATTAAACACTTCATTTGCATCAAAATCATCTATTAATGAATAATTAACATTACATTTTTCTTGAATAAATTGTGATAACTTTCCTGGTCCAGATCCTATTTCTATAATTTTTTTATAGTTTTCACTTTGTATTATATTTGAAATCAAATCTGATTCATATTTATATCTATCAATCCATGTTGGATCTTCATCTCTATTTGATCCATCCGATGACCATTCTAATTTATAATTTTCTTTTGAAAAAATATTATATGTTTTATTGACGGCAATTCCATTTAATGATAAATCACCATTTGTTCTTATT